CAATTGGTTAGTTAGTTGTGGATTTACATACAATGAAAGAATGTATGATACGATGATAATCGAATACACATTTGCAAAAGGATTAAAAAGAGGTTTTAGTTTAGCTGATAGTTGTAAGAGAAGAGGATTAGATTTAAAAGCTACAGACTTAATTGACCCGTACTTAAAAAAGAAAATATCATATGAAGATATTCCTTGGGAAGTTGTAGAAGAATATGGCAAACAAGATGTTGAGATTACATATCAATTAGCTTGCGCACAATTAAATAAAATAAATTTAAAATTTGAGGAAGTATGCAAAGGCTTTTCCCCACAATA